GGAGCTACCTGACCCGCCGCAACGTGATGGCTGGGTCCACCGCTGGGTACGCGGCTCAAGCCGCGGTGAAATTGACAGCGTGAACATGGCTAGGTCCATGCGAGAAGGGTGGAGACCCTGCGCAGCCGAAGACTACCCCGAGATTGTGGCCACGATGTATAACCGTGGCGAATCGACCAACACGATTGAATTTGGTGGTCTTATCCTCTGCCGGCTTCCGGTGGAACGAGCAAAGGCACGCGCGAAATACTACGAAGAGATTTCCCTGCGTCAGATCAATTCCGTGAATGCACGGTTGCGGGAAGACCAGGAACAAGACGGTCGAGTTAAGTACACTAACGAAGGCACGAGCATTGTGAACAATCGACCGCCCCGATAGGCGGTTTGTTCGGAGAACAAAATGGCAACGACCCTAAAGCCGTATGGCCTGCGTCCGGCATATCGCCTGGGCAACGGCTCACCATACAGCGGCGGCTTCACCTTGATGAAGATCGCTAGCAACGAGACCACGCCGATTTTCAACGGCGACCCGGTCAAGTTGATTGCGTCCTCGACCAACCGCGGTCACATCCAGCGGTTCAACACGACCGTTGCCGCGACGACCGTTACGGCCTCTGGCACGAATGTCGGCGTCTTCGTCGGTTGCGAGTACACCGATCCGGTGTCGAGCAAGCCGCTCCAGCGGCATTACTACCCTGGCGCTATCGTGGCGAGCGACATTCGTGCGTTTGTGGTTGATGACCCTGACGTTGTTTTCCGATGCCAGGCTGACGATACGCTTGGCGCTCTGACCTTTGGCTGCAACGCCTCGATCATTCAGACGCAAGTCGGCAGCACCGTCACTGGCAACTCGGGTGTTGCTCTCGACGCTTCCTCGATTGCCGACACGTCCACCCTTCCGCTCCGTATCGTTGGCTTCGTCAACGATCCGAGCAACTCTGTGGGCGACACCTATACAGAAGTTTACGTGCGATTGAACACGCACTTCCACCGCACCGCGACCGGTGTGGCGGCGTCGTAAGGAGATAGCTGACTATGGCTGGTGCTGTTTCACGCGCACAACTGCTCCGCGAGCTTGAGCCGGGTCTAAACGCCCTGTTCGGCCTGGAGTACAAGCGCTACCCAGAGCAACACAAACTCGTCTATGATACGTTCAACTCAGACCGTTCGTTTGAGGAAGAGCTTCGCGTGACGGGCCTCGGTCTCGCCCAGACGACCGAGGAAGGTGGCGGTGTCCCGATGGACACGATGCAGGAAAGCTACGTTGCCCGCTGGCGCCACGAAACCGTAAAGCTCGGTTTCCAGGTGACGGAAGAGGCGATGGAAGACAACCTCTATCAGTCGCTTTCTGAGCGTGGCACGCGAGCTCTGGCTCGCTCCTTCGCGGAAACGAAGCAGATCAAGGCGATGGTTCCGTTGAACCTCGGCTTCACTTCGTACACGACTGCTGACGCCCAATACGCCTTCGACACCGATCACCCGCTGATCAACGGTGGCGTGAACGCGAACCGTCCGAATGCCGGCGCGGACCTGAACGAGACCTCGCTGGAAGCAGCGATTATCGCGATGTCCACCTGGACTGACGACCGCGGCTTGCTGGTCAACGCGCGTCCGACGCGCCTGATCATCCCGTCCGCTCTCGAGTTCACAGCCGAACGCATCCTCAAGACGGAACAGCGTCCTGGCACGATGGATAACGACATCAATGCCATCAAGAGCACTGGTCGTATCCCGGGCGGCTGGGCGGTCATCAACTACCTGACCGACACCAACGCTTGGTTCCTCAAGACGGACATCACCAACGGCTACAAGATGTTCCAGCGCGTGGCGATGAAGAAGGGTATGGAAGGCGACTTCGATACCGGCAACGTCAAGTACAAAGGCCGCGAGCGTTACAGCTTCGGCATTGCCGATCCTCTCGGCATGTACGGTTCGCCGGGCGGCTCGTAAGAAACCTAGGGGGAGGGCCAGTCCCTCCCCCGCTTCCTCTTAGGATACGCTCATGGGCAATAGCACCACAAAAGGTTCGATCACCGCCGAAGAAGGCTTCGTCGGTAATCTCATTGGCAACGTGACCGGTAACGTCACTGGCAACGTGGTTGGTAACGTCACGTCCGGTCAAGCTGACCTGGCTCAAACTGGCACGATCACTGGCACTGTTGCAGACGGCACGGTCGCGGGCATCTCGATGGCCCCGACTTACAACGCCGCCACCGCGCAGACGGTTACGCGACACAACTACATCAAGCTTGTCTCTCCTGTTCTCGGCGGCGCCGGCCCAGCTGCAAACACTGACGCTGCTGTGTTCTGGTTCAACGCGGCTGCTGGCACTCACAAGGCAGTCGATTCAGGCACGACCAAGACCACGCCCGGTGCGGTTACGCAATGGGTTAAGATCAACGTCAACGGCACGATTGGTTACATTCCGTCTTACTCGTCCAAGACTTCGTAAAGAGGCCCTACCATGAGGCCCTTTACGCTTAGAACGACAGACGCTTCTGGCGGGGCGACCGTCTCTGACGTGTTCATTCCGGACTTACACTCTACCCCGTTCAATATTGGGTTTGGAGTGGCAGTCACTGGGACCGTAAGCTATACGGTTCAGCACACGTTTGACGATGTCTTCGCCGCCACGTTCAACCCAGCAACCGCCGTGTGGTTCAACCATGCGTCGGTTGCTGCGGCAACGGCTAACGCCGATGGCAACTACGCTTATCCAGTGCGCGGCATCCGGCTTCGGCAGAACTCCGGTTCTGGATCGTGCATCTTGAAGGGCGCTCAGGCCGGGAGGACAGGTTAATGAGCGTCTCTGGCGCAATGTTCGAGGGCAGCCAATCAAACAACTTGATGGGCGCCTTGAACCTCCTCGCGGATCAAGAGGCTTTCAAGGCGAAGCTCGCAGAGCTCGCCGCGGCTGAGGCGAAAGCCAAGGCTGTAGTTGACCTCGTCGGCCCGGCAGAAGAAGTCTTGTCAGCAAGAGACGCCGCTAAGGCGGCTCTCGAGAATGCCAAGGCTGAACTGGACAAAGCAAACGCACTCGCGGCCAAGATCATTGAAGACGCTCAAGCGGCAGCAAGCAAGGCTCTTGCTGACTCTGCTGCTGTTGTGGCACTGAGTGAGAGTAAGGTCGCTGTGGCCGAGGCTGCTGTTAAAAGCGCTGAGGCCAAGGCAAAGCAAGTGACCGACGAGGCTAACGCGAAAGCAGCTGAGGCAGCATCAAACGCTTCTGCGTTGACGCGCGAAGCTGAGGCAAAGGAAGCCTCAATCTCTGCTCAAGCGGCTGAGCTCGATAAGGAAAAGGCCGCGGTTGCAGCCGAACGGGCCAGCATCCAAGAGCGCCTGCAAAAGATGATCCAAGCATGGGGCTCGTAGCCCCATGGCCGGCACTGGCACAGCCACTGTAGACTTTGGCTCGACGCCGCTGGCTGAAGCTAGCGTCGTCATCACTGATGCCGATGTCACAAGCTCTGCCTATGTAGAGGCCTTCGTGATGATCGATTCAACAGCCGATAACGATGCCAGCGATCATCGACACGCATCAGCCTCATGGAAGCTAGCGTGCGAACCAGGCTCCGGCAACTTCACTCTTTACGTTACCTCCCTGATGGACCTGTTCTGGGGAACTTTCAAAATCCGTTACGTGTGGGCTTAAAGCATGGGCTTTGCGAATAACATCAAAGACGGCTCCAGCGGCAACCTTGCGGGCGTCGATTCCAACACGCGCCTGAAGGTCAATCTAGCCCAAGCCGCCACGCCGGCAGAAGTCGGCGCCGTGCGGCTGTTCTCAGAGAACGACCCCGGCGCAAAGACGGGCACGGCCTATCTAGCATCGCCCGAGACGGACGACGACGCCAAGCTGCGGATCGCAAGCGAAGCGATCTTTGACATCGAGACGTTCAACTACACGGCTCAGAACACCGGCAAGTTCGCTTACCGCAACACGACGATGGCGATTACGTGGACGGCCGCGGGCCTGACCACGAACAGCGGCAACATCACAACCACGACCACTGGCGTTGAGTTCAACACTTACGCCGAGTTCCCGCTTATTGGCTCGTCTAATCTCTACGGCGAGTTCGCGGGCAGCTTCTCAGCGCAGCCCACCACTAACACCATCGTGGACTTCGGCTTTGCGCGGCTTGCGACTTCCAACCCATACGCGCCGACTGACGGCATTTACTTCCGTCTGACCAGCGCTGGCCTGTTCGGTGTCATCAACTCGAATGGCACGGAAACGACCAGCAGCGTCTTTGACTTCGACTACACGAACAACCAAAAGTACCAGTTCATCATCTCGATCCATGAGCACAGCGTTAAGTTCTGGATTGATGACGTTCTCTACGCAGAGATTGAGACGCCGGTAGGCCAAGGCCAGCCGTGCATGAGCGCATCGCTCCCGGTGGCCTTGCGTCACGTCATTACGGGCGGCGCTGCTGGATCGGCTCTGTCGTTCGTGCTGAACGACTACACCGTTACCATCGGTGGCCCGAACATCTCGCAAACGGCCTCGGTGGTTGGTAACCGCGCCTATGGCGCGTATCAGGGCCTCTCAGGCGGCACGATGGGCTCGCTTGCGACCTATCCGAACAGCACCAACCCTACCGCTGCGGCGCCGTCGAACACGGCGCTGACGGCCAACTTGCCGGCAGGCTTGGGCGGTCAAGGTGTTGTCACGGCTGCGGCTGCGGCTGCGACGGACGGCATCTGGGGTAGCTACCAAATCCCGGCAGGCACGGCCAACGTCCAAGGTCGGCGCTGTGTTATTCGCGGTATTCGTATCGATGCGGTGAACACTGGCGCTGCGGTCGCGACCACGGCGACCACGCTGCAATTCTCGCTGGCTTATGGCCACACGGCTGTGTCGCTGGCCACGGCTGAAGCCGCAGCAGCCAAAGCGCCGCGTCGCTTGCCGCTTGGCTATATGACTTGGCCCGTCGCCGCTGCAATCGGCCAAGGCCCGCAAGGCGGGGCAATCATGGTTGACCTTGGCGACGCGCCTATCTTCGTGAACCCAGGCGAGTTCGTTCAGCTCGTCGGCAAGTTTCTTGTCGGCACGGCCACGGCATCGCAGACCATCACGTTCGTCTGGACGCCGATCTACGGCTGGGAATAACCCATGTCTCTTCTGCTGATCCTAACAGGCGAGACTAACTCGAGCGGCCCGACCGGCGTCGCCGTGTCGGATTCTGTAACGCGAGGAGACGGCGTCACTATCACTGACGGCGTCTCCAATGACGGCGTCGAGGATGGGGTCAATGATTAAGGTTGATTCGCCATGCTAAATCCTATATGGGTAAGGCTCTCATTGGAGGTCATAATGAAACTTGCTCAGTTAGTTCCCGATTTTCTCAAAGAAAAGCCAGTTCCGTCATCGGCTTATGCTGATATTGCTGAGCAGGTTCTTCAACCTGGCGTCAATCAAGCCGCTCTCAGCGGCCCGCTCGAGGCCCTTGAAGAGCACCTCGCCATTCTAGTTGCCGCAGAAACCGAAGCTCGAGCCTCTCATGAACGAGCAATGGAAAACCTCAATGCCTATATCAATGGCTTGAGGGAGAAGGTTGAAGCGCACCAGCGCAGCATTGAAGCGCTGTATGCAAAAGCCACTCCTAAATTGAGTATCTGAGAAGGAACCATGCAGAAGTCTTTGCTTACGCTTTTCGCGTTTGTCGCGGCGCTCTTTGTGCCGGCAATTGCCTTTGCCGCGCAAGTTGCGGCAGACACCGATGTCTTGATCGTACCGCCTGAAGTGTTCCAGGCCGGCACCATTGCCGCAGTAGCGGCTTCTGTTGGTGCAGCCGTGCTGGCGCTGATCGAGAAGTTCCTTGGCCCGTTCGGCTTCGCTGCCAAGCTCGCTCGATTGGATAACATCATCGCTGGCTACGTCAAGGGCGGTCTCTCCGCCCTGATCGAGAGGAACCCGGAACTCGCCCGCAGGGGTATCTCGGTTGATGTCGGTAACGCCTTTGTGGCCGCAGTGGCTCGAGACATTGTTCGCATCGCCCCGGGCTGGCTTCTCCGCTTCGCTGGCGGCAAGGAAGAGATTGAGAAGAAGATTCGCAATCGTCTCCCCGACATTCTGAAAGACCTGAAGCTCCCGGCTTTCCCTGGGGCGCTCCCGAACTAAGGGGTTTACGATGGGCGATATCTCTCGCTACAAGGGCGGAGCTTGTAAGAAGATGGCGACAGGAGGGGCGGTGCAAGCCGCCCCCGTTCGCCGTGGTACTGGACAGTCTCGTCTTGAAGCAAGCGCGAGAGATGCTCGCGTTCGCCAATCCGGCCGTGATTACAAGGGCTCGAACCGCGGCCCTGTGAAGAAAATGGCCATTGGCGGTCAAGTGCAGACCCCGAACACTCGTCCGCCGATGCCGATGGGTATCGCTGCAATGCCGGCTCCGATGGCTCGTCCGCCGATGCCGATGCAGCAAATGAAGCGTGGCGGAAAGGTCAAGGGTGGCTGCTAATGGCCGACATTTCCCGCTACAAGGGCGGAGCCGCAAGGAAGGCTGGGGCTAGTCCCAGGAAGCAGCGCGCTCCAATTGCGGCCGCTGGCCAGTCAGGCCGAGCGGAAGAACGTCAGCGCGACGCTCGAGCAGCCAATCCTGTAAACGCTCCGGAACAAAACCAGAACGCAGCAGAGACGCGGCGCCGGACTCTGAACCTCGACACCAGTTCGTTCCAAGAACAATTCCCCATCTCAAATCCTGACGAGCCTCGCCGCCCACCTCGACTGGGCGCGACAGTCGGCGGGACAGAAGTCGGGATCGATGATGAGCGCGTTAGCGTTCGCCGTAGCTTCAAAGCTGGCGGGGAGATTAAGCCTCCGCGCGGTCCCATGGTCACGTATGGCGAGAACGGCCGTCCGATCAAAACGACCGGTGAAGAGTTAACACGCCGCGGCGGTAAAAGCCGGAGGTCGTAATGGCGACATCAGGCACGACGACATTCGATCCGGATGTCGCAACCCTAATCGAAGAGGCGTTTGATAACGCCGGCTACGAAGGTCGCTCTGGCTATGAGTACAGGACTGCTGCTCGCAGCCTGAACTTTCTCATGACCGAATGGTCGAACCTCGGCCTCAACCTTTGGGCCGTGGACGAGGAAACCATTCCGCTCGTTGCTGGCGATGGTCAGTACGACCTCGCCACTGACACGGTCGATATGATCGATCAGGTCATCCGCAATAACTCGACTGGCCAAGACTATCGCATCTCACGCATTGGCGTAGGCTCTTGGGCAGGCATCTCTAATAAGACGCAAGCTGGTGAACGTCCGAATCAAGTGTACGTGGAGCGCCTTCTGGCGCCGCGGGTAAATGTCTGGCCGGTGCCTGACAATGCAAACTATTCCCTCGTCTACTGGCGCTTGAGGCGTCTGCAAGACGCCGGCACGCCCGATAAGACCATCGATGTCCCGTTCCGTTTCGTCCCAGCTATGGCCGCAGGCCTCAGCTGGAAGCTTTCCATGAAGCGTCGGTCTCCGGACTACAACCGGGTCCAGATGCTGAAGACAGTTTATGAAGAGCAGCTTGGGCTAGCGATGGCTGAGGATCGCGGTAGGGAGCCGTTCTTCATCTATCCGAGTGTACGCTAATGGCGCTATATCTGCCCTCAGGCGTCACGCCAGGCGAATGCGACAGGTGCTCCAGGAAGGTCCCTCTGTCCGAGCTTCGATCCGAGATCGAGCGCGGCCGGGATAAAGGGAACAGCATTTGCTCCGAATGCTGGGACCAAGACCATCCGCAGAATTGGGTAGGTTCAAGGCCAATCGGAGACAAGCAATCTGTTGAAGGGGCTTGTCCTCCACCCAATTTGAGATACGACCGAAGCCTGTATGGCTTCGATCCTGTTGGGGCTCTTGGCGGTACTATTCTGGTATCAACTGGGATTGTCTCCATTGTAATTTCCTAAAGGAGACGGACCATGTGGTTTGCGTTTATTGTCGTACTCTTCCTCAGCCCCGAAGGTCAACTGGAAGAGCGCGTGTTCCGCTCAGAGGTCCGCTATGAGAGCTCGACTCAATGCCTCCAGCAGGCCGGTCAATCCATCATTAATGCCGTACCGCAAGATCAGAACATCCGTGCTTATAGCGTGATCTGCCGCCAGGAGCCGCAGGTGTGAACTACACCGAGTTAGTCACCGCCCTCAAAGAGGGCTGCGAATACGAGGAGGCGGCGTTCGTCGCCGCCATTCCTGAGTTCTTCAAGAGAGCTGAGGAGCGTATTCTTCGTGACATTGACCTTCCTGCGTTTCACCAGACAGACTCGGCCTCGACCTCACCGTCGAGCCGTTTCCTGTCGGTTCCAGACGGCTACCTGTACTCCCATTACCTGATCGTTAATGGGCGCCTGCTTCTTCCGAAGCAGGTCGATTGGATCGCAGAATGCTATCCGACAGGGACCGCGGCAGGGACTCCGATCTACTACGCTCAGTGGGATGAGAATAGCCTCATCCTTGGCCCGACGCCAGCCGCCATCTATGCTTGCGAACTGCGCTACACGCGGCAGCCGGAAAGTATCGTCACGGCCGGCACGACTTGGCTTGGCGATAATGCCCACCGGGCTCTGTACTACGCAGCCAAGATTGAGGCCGATCTCTTCATGCGTCAGGATGACAACGTCATCCTTGCAGACAACGAGAGCTACAAGGATGCCTCC